ATTGAAGCTTTGGGTAGTAGTCCGACAGTTGCGTTGACGGGACCAAGGCAAATTGGCAAAACAACACTTGCGATTGATATCGAAAGTGGCAAACCATCCGTTTATCTTGATCTTGAAAATAAACGCGATCTTCAATACTGGAGAATTAGTAGATTTCAATAAACTGGATAAAGAAAAAATAAAAGATATGATGAAAGATCCTGCATTTCAGTACCGTTGCTCAGGACAAATACTTCGTCCAGGGGAATGGGGTTTTGTTTGCTTCTGACTTCTATTTCGGCATGTACCGGGCGGGGTTCTTTTGACAGGCTCGGGTTATGCTCCCAGAATTTAACAGCAATCAGATCGTTTTTAGACGCGACTGATTCAGAGAATTTAAACTTTGCGTCATTCACTGATGACCGGACCTCGGTTACTGCAATCGTATTCAGGTTTGTAGGTACTCCGATCTTTGGATCCACCCCTGTGTAATTTTTAAAAGTAGTTTCAATTTGTTTGCGAAAATTGTTTATAGTTTTCTGGTTTACCTTGCCGGCAATGTTTCCCCGCTCGTAAGTGAAACCGGACTCAATTACAGCTTTTCTCAGGTTTCCCGTTAGCTGGTCCCTGAGCTCGTCACTGAGAAGCAGGCCCTGCTCAGCACCCTTCCGGACGAAAAGGGAACGGCCAGGAAATACTTCGTTTAAATCAGGGAATGTCATTTTTTCGGCCTTTGTTCCCAGACGTTCTATTTTTTTCCGCATTTTACCGATCTGGGTTCTGGCGACTTTATTCCCTATTTTCTCGGAATTGAATTCGATAATGTTTCCCATAAGGGCTTGGTAATCTCCGCCAGTCCAATTATACTTGTCAGCCATGCGGGAAAGGTAAAGTTTCTTTTTCCCGGGGCCTATTATTTTGCTGAAATCGATCTGTTTTATGACGCCGTCTGAGGTGGACTGCTCAATTCCCGGTACCTGCATACTGGTAAATGTGGTTATTAATCGGTCCATTGTCCAGTTTTCCAAAAGGGCAATGTTAAGGGTTTCGTTTATGCTTATGTGAAAAAGGCCGTAAATAGCTTTTAAATCGGCCAACAAAGTCAGGGACATGTCCTTAAATTCATTGGCCTTTAATTTTTCTGTTACTTTAGGCATAAAAAATATTAGGCAGATACCAATTTTTGTTTTACTCTATTGATGATCTGCCTGCTTATTTCTTTTTTTATTCTTAGGAAATTCTTATATCTGCCCGTTATTTCAATCCTAATTCCCATGGGCATATAATAGCCCCTTACGCGCATGCGTCCGGAAAAATTACTGAAAGATTCGAACTGTATTTTAACTTGCTTCTTCCTCGTCTACTTCCCGGATCCGTGCCCTGACGTCCGTATTATCTTCATCGTCCTCAAACATTTCCATTTGATTAGGATCGAATTCTACGCCGATACCTGGGGATCCTTCTTCCATAAGAATAGCTCCGGTAATATGGTCAACGCTGACCAGTTTTACACCGAATTCACTTACCAGGGTAATTACGTTCCGGTTTTTGTTAGGGGTTAGTTTCAGCTTGAAATTTACTTCCCTGACCTTGTCCTGTTTCATTGCAGGGTCTGCGCAATTTGCGAGAGCCTGAGCGAGGCATTCATTCATTTTTTTCAAAATTGTCCCGCCTTTCAATTCTTCAACCTTCATGGTTTTTGGGTTAAATTGTCCTATATTCATTCTGTTGTCTCCGTTTTAGTTTTTTTCTCAATATAATAAGAACTGTTTAATTCTGTGGGTCCGCATGATCGGTTTTTATAGTATATGATAACTTCATCAGTTATGTCTTTTTCTATACGCGGAACTGACTGGAATCTATTATTAATTCCTTCTTGCATAGCGGCACCGAGCCTGTTTTTTATTTCTTTAAATTCCTTACCGTTTATCTTGAATTTCATTTACTCGGTAACCTCTGGCAATACCATTCTGCCTTCTGACTTAATATAAAATTCTTCATTATCGTCATTTTCTAGAGCCATTTTATTCCCACAATAAGGGCAGTAAATAAAGTCAGTTCTTTCTATAGAAAACTTCATAAATACACCTTTGCCGCATTCTGCAGTATATGCATATATAATATCTTTTGGATCGATAATTACTGATCGATCAGGATTATCTTTTTTCCACTGGCAAGTCTTCATTTATTAAATACCGGTATCCCTTCCAACCACCCGTAATACTGCCCAGCAATGTAAAGCCCGAGGCACATGTTCACAAAAAGGGAAATACGCGCAATAAGTAAAACGTTTTTCAGCCTGCTATGGATATGAACTATACTGTGGTTTGCTATTTCCAGTTTACGCCGTTTGAATTCGTGCTTGCTTATGCTGCTATTTCCCATTATTTATGACGGTGTAATTGTACTGACTTTATATCGGATATTATTTTAAAGGGGTTTTTCTTTACCGTATCGGTTCCGTACTGGAGAACGAAAAACCCGTATATAATTGCCAGGTTCATTTTTTCATACTGATCTTCGATATGCTGTCCTAAATTATGCCGTCCGGGTATCCATGCACCGCCCTGTATTTCTAACAGAATATTGGTATGTTTTATCCTGAAATCGAATTCAAATTTTCTGCCGGGTATCAGGCCCTTAACTTTTCTTTCGTGTTCAATGACTTCATAATCAAGCATTATTTCCACTAATCTTTCAAGGTGGCTATCTGGTTGCGGCTTTTTTTTTACTGGTCTTTTTCTTTTATGGCCTGCGAACATTACGTCATATCAACAATTTTATTTTCGTTTTCTTCCTGTCCCCTGAACCGGTGTAACATTTCGTCAAGACCCTTGATCATGTCGGATCTTTGAGCGTTTGAAATATAATTGGCTTCACCGATACTGTTAAAAGGGAAAAGTATCACAGTAAAACCAACACCGGGAAACTCTCTTGAAATATGATCACCAAGGTCATTTATTTTTTTTCTGGTTTCTTCCATTTATTTCAAACTCTGCTACGGCGACTTTTTACTTTCTTGCTTTCGTTTTTTGCAATTCTCATGCTCTCGTTAAGCCTTCCCATTTGGCCCATTAATTCATCTGAGGCAATGGTTTCTGGTTCCCCATCAAGGTCTTTCGTAGCCTGTTCTTTTAGAATATCCGGTACTTCCTGAAATGCAGGATCTTTCATCATATCTTTTATTTTTTCTTTATCCAGTTTATTGAAATCTACTAATTCTCCAGTATTTATATTCATTATTATTTCTCCGTTTTATTAATTATTTTAAATCCGGGGGTGTCCCTGTTTATATTATCTAAACTTAATCCTGTTTTCTGAAATTCCACGCTCGATACTTCTATTATTCCAAATTTCAGAAAAGTATTCATTGTGGCTTCTTCCTGGTATTTGACAATATCATAATCCTGATTCGGGCACAGGAAAAAGAAAGCCTTTTTTAGTCGCATATCTATTTCGTGCCTGATATGCTCCAGTGCTTTTTCTCTGGTATTTACATAAAGGTTTGGGACTATCTGATCATTTCTGTATACAATTTTGCCGTTCTTGGTAACGGATACTTTCAGTCTTATTTGATAGACTACCGGGTCCATGTTAATTACCAGTTTAGCCAAAGCTTTATAGAATCGAGGTTCTTGGTCCATAATGCGTAAAGCCCGAAAAGGCCTACGGCTACAATTAGGTAGAAAGAATACAGCAGAAAAGTTTTCATTGTGTCACCCTTGAAAAGTTTTATCTCGGTTGTGTTGCGATCAACGTATTCATATTTAGAATTATTTGGTCAATCTTATTATCTATGGTTGTGAGTTTTTTTTCATATTTATCAACTTCAGTTTTCAATGCCTTCATAGCTACCCCATTTTCCTGTACGGTTACATTCAGGGTTGCTACGGTCACGTTTAAATCTTCCATTTTACGCTCCATTCCCTGTTGGTTTGCCTTCATGTTAGATATCTCGGTACTGTGAACAGCTACTGCTTTGTCAATTTTTGCTATTTGCCTGATAATATCGATCTTGTCTTTGCTTTGTTTTGAGTTTATTCTGATAATCCAGACAAATGCTGAGGCAGTTACAGTAACTCCAATCCCGGCAATAGCTACTAAGCCGGTTAAATTATTGAAGAATCCTTCCATGAACTATTTTTTACCAACTAACTGCTTTCTGCTTTTTTCTGATAAATTAAGCAGGGCTCTGGATAATGTAAACAAATCCTGCTGTTCTTCTGGTGAGGGCTGCTGAGTCCCGGGAGGCCTGTCAAATTCTTCTTCAGGGTATGGGGCTTCGTTTAGGATATGAGTTCTTACCCAGTTAACGTCAAAGGCACCCGATTCAAGGTGCTCACGGGCTTTTTGCAGGTCCGCTGCGTCATCAAGTCCCGCCATAAATTTCAGAAGGTAACCGGACCCGAATTTCTGAAGGATAATATCTTTGTCGTAATTGTCCTGAATTCCCCTGACAATGGGGCCTGTGCCCTGGCGTTGATCCAGTCTTTCCTGACTTTCACTGGTTGACCGGCCACTTGTATCGTCACCGCCAGTAAGGCTCATTTCCAGTGCTGACAGGTTGAATACCCGGCCGGCTACCTTGGCGTTCTGATCCTGCCTTTGCATTTGAATGGACATTGTATTCTCGCGGGTAAGATCCAGTATCTGCGGGGCTCCGTATCCTGTCAGGGTGGCAATGGCTCCGCTGCGGGCTTCGTTCAGTTTATCCTCAATTCGCTTTTGTCTGCTTTTGCTTACCGGTAAACCAAGCCCTTCTGTAAGGTCACCGATTGAATTATCGTCTGCAAATACTACGACTTTTTCCACGGGCTTTGTACCGTCAGCCTGTCCGGCCATTAGCTGGTCAAAAAGGATCCCCTCTGCAATTTTGTTTACCAGGGCGTCAAGGGGTACCATACCATATGAATTGTGGGTTGCTGGCATGTAAGTATCATATACAATTTCTTCAGGGGTAAATACCTGGGGTTCGATGCTGTCCACTACCTGAGTAAACCCAATGACATCAGCAGCTGAAGCCACGCGCAGGGGAAAGGTAGTGCCGCCAATTAATCCTTTGATATAATCTATTTGACCGACTTCGTTAAGTCCTTTGTACAGGCTGAAATTGCCATGTACGTGCAGGTCGGTTACCCATTTCTTAATATGGTTTACCCAGGTATCTTCCCTGTTTGGCTTCATTATCCAGTCCAGTATTTCGTCGGCCGTCTGCTTGTGTTTGGCTTTTATCAGGCTATTCCACCGGATAAGGGACCGGTCAAAGTTTGAAAGGTCTGGCAATAGATCAGGGAGTTTTTCCCGGATCATATTTATCAGTTTCATTCTGGTAACCAGAAATTTGATATCAGTCTGGCCTTCGTACTCGTCCACTATTTCCTTGAACATACGCAGGCGCATTACGATCAGATCTTCCTCGTCTTTCTCAGGAATTACTTTCACGTCGTATCCGGATATCTCACTGGACCGGCTATTTACTATGGAAATTATAAGGTCTGACTTTGCAAATATTTCTGTCCGGGTAGTTGGGTCCAGGGTGAACAGTGGGATCTGTGCAGAAGAGTCTACGCGCTCCCCTGATCTGGTCATGCCGCTAACGCGCATTAAATCAAAAGCTGAGTATAAATTTATGCCACGGGATTCAGGGTGGCGGTTACTAAGTACGGGGGTAAGTCCAGTGAGTTCAAACATTTCGGGTAATGTAATGGTTTACAATGTGACTGTCAACAAAAATTAGATTAAGTGTTTTCGTTTTTAGCTATAAATATTTTTGAATCAATCCAACCCTTATCAGTGTGAAATCCCCATTCCCTTATTTTTGGACCGGTAATAAAAATACTCCAACACTTTTTTTTACAGAATGGCACCATAATTCTATGTGAAAATTTCGGTCTCCGAAAAATAATATCGCCCTTCTGATAAGTATCAAGGATTTGCTTTTCTGTTTGTTCATAATAATGCCCCCGTAATATATAAGAAACTGAAAACCAAGGGTGGTCATGCAATTCCGGAGCCCAGTCATCCCTGATAAATAAGTGCAAATAAATATTAAGGAAACGATTCTTCGGTATCAGGTACCACCGAACTAAATAAACGTATCCCTTTGTGGAAATTACGAACTTCTTTTTTTTGATAATCTTCATTCCGGTTTCAATATATGCCTGATAATGCTTTTTTGTCCAGTATATTCCTTCTGCCAGATAAACCAGGCTGTGGTGACAGAATCGGTCCCCTTGCCCTTGAAACTGATCCGGTTGGTGATTAGCATATGATCTGGTAAAGGAAGCTCCCTACGGGCCTGTGTGGGCTCCAGCCATGATAATCTGAGAAGCATGACAACGTTACCGAAATATTTAAGGGCTTGTTCTACGTAAAATGCAGAGTTTGGAAATGGTGGATTTGTTATGACAATGGAGTTATGACTCTGTAGTGCGTGTTTGGCTGAAACCCAGTTTTTTTGGTAATTCATATCAAGGAAATATTTTCCACCTGCATCAGGATCTATATCATTTGTCATAACTGTATCACCGGTCAATAATCTGGAAATGGCTCCATCTCCACAGAATGGCTCGAACTTTTCCATATCTTCATAACTGGGGAAAATTTCCGGCAAAACTTCAAGCATGCCTTTGACTGCCCATTCAGGGGTGTAGTATTTACTTAAATTATCTTTCATTGTTTTCCTTAAAATATTCTGGTGAATTCTTCGAAGGGTATTTTTTCCTTCTGGCTTTAACACCACAACTGGAATGGCAATACCTTTGCATTTTATTCCTTGGGGTGAACTCCTCTTTGCAATAAGGGCAAATAAGTTTCATAGATCAAAACTCTTTTGTCCTGGTGGGTTGTAATTCATTATCAGCAGCTCTGTATTATATCTCAGGCCTTGGGAATTTGTTCGTTTACCATGCTTCATGACAGATGAGGCCCGGGCTACTTTTTTGAATTCCCTGATAGTTAGTCCGCGTTTCTTAGCCCAATGGATTACAACTTCGTTTTTGAATTCTGATAAAATAAACTTTCCTTCAATATTATCCAGAATATCTAAAAGACGACGTAAATCTTTTTCAGTCCACCCTTTGTAGTGGCCTTGGTTTACATTAATATATGGCGGATCAATATAGAAAAATACCCTGTCTGAATCATATTTTTCAATACACTTTTCAAAGTCCAGACATTCGATAGTCGCGTTATCGATTAAGTATTTCCCTAAAATAAAGAATTTCTTTTTTGACTTTAATTGGAGTAATTTTGAACTTCTATCCGCATTTTTAGCCACGGGGAATCCCAAGGACAAGGTATTTGAAAAACTGGTTATTACTGTATAAAAAAATGCCCATGCTTTATCTAAGTCGCTATGGTTATTTAGTGTCAGAATATCCCAGGAATCCTTTTTTAGTTCCCGGGAATATGGAGTGGTTTGTATCAGTCGGTTTAATTTTCTAAAGTCAGACTTGTAAACTTTCCAAAAATTTACAACGTGTCCGTTTTTATCATTTATTATGTTTAGGTTTGCCAACTGTTTTCCAAAAAAAATAGAAGCCCCACCACAAAATGGCTCACAATAAATATGGTGATCCGGTATCAGGGGAATGATGTCCTTTACCATTTCCTGCTTACCACCGTAATATGGGATAGGGGTTTTCATCTGTGACGGTTTATCTTTTACCTGTAAGAATTTTCGTAAGTTTTTCCATTTCACCTTGTCATAATCCAGAAAAGGAATATTGAAACACTGAGCCCTAAAATACCGAAGCCGGCTGTTACGTACATCATGGTAAACTCAGGGCCCACATATATTAATGAAACTTAGAATAATTGCTAAACATGAAATAATTATACTTATATCAGCCAAGTTCAGGTCTTCCATGCATTCCCCCCGAATAACCTGACAGCCAGATAATATATCCATGCCGGTTTAAAATTGGCTTCCCTCATGTATCGGTAAAATATCCTGTCCGCGTCCTTTCGCTTGCCTGCTTTCAGCTGGTACATAGCATCATGGACAAGGGAGGCCTTTCTGGTCTGGGAATTGCCGTCAATTACTGCGCCTTCAGGGGTTCCGAAAACCATGGAAAATATAACAAATTTCGGGCTGCAACCGTTCCATGAATAACCCTTCTTTATTTTCAGTAGGCCTTTAGGGTACAGCTGGGCGTAGTCGTTTTTCCTACGACAGCCCTTTGTATATGTGTCGCATTGGAAATCTTCTTCGAGGGTGTATATCAGGGATCCTTTGGTGTATCTCATGTGGTCCTCTGTGGGGGTGCAGTCGGGGGTGCGGGTCTTTTATATTTAATTTCCAGCAGGTCACATTTTTCCCCGGTCGTATGTCGTATCTTACATTGCTTTTGAAACACCAGTCCTTTCATTTTTTTATGAAGGCATTTTGTTTTTAAAACACTGTCCCAATCTATATATTTACAGTTCGGTGGATTTACTATTGCTGTCATATTTTAAACTCCAGTTTATGGCCGTAATTATACAGGCCATTTGTTTTTGTAAAGCACTTTTATTTAAAAAAGTCTGGGTTATTCTTTTTAAAGAACCCCTGAGCCATGGGGTCCAGTTTATTAAAATCGTCCGTATCTAATATGACCCTGGGGTTATAAATTCTTTCTTTCGTTTCCCTTTGATGTCTTATGTGGTATTCTCTTTTTTTAGGATTGGTCCGGTATTCATAGCTTGAATTTCTATTACGGCAATATTTACAGTCTGGCTTACCTGATGTAAAATCAAATTCCTTGCTTTTGAAACGCTTACAGGACATGCAGTATTTTAATTCAGGATAACGCGGATGAGTATTTCCCCTTTTGAGTCTGCCAAGTTCTGGTATTATTATACATCTATTCGCCAATTTCTTTCACTCCTGGAAGTTCCTTAAGCCAGACATATTTGAATGTAAAACTTCCATTCCTGCCGTATTTCCTGATGCCCTCTTTAAATATTCTAAGGTAGCGGGTTATTGACTTCCTGCTTTCAGGGTTTTCAAACCAGTAAATGAAGTCGGTACCGTTCTCAGTCCACCTGAGTTTAGCCTGAAATTTCACAGAGCAAAAAAGGCTGAATATCTGTTCTGGTTTGGTTCCCCAGGCTTTAAGTATATCTTTTGATATGATACCACAGTTTGCCAGTTCGGTTATTAATAGGTCCGTGACAATTTTTGGTGCGCTTTTCCCGGACTTCATTACCAGGAATATGTCTGTTTTTTTAGCCGGCATAGTCTGGGGTGACAGCTTCTTTTCCTTTAGTCTGAAATTGGCTTCGTTTTTTGCTTTTTTCAGGCTCTGTTTAACAGGTGGTATTTTATTACGGGTTTCCTTATGGTCTGCGAAGTGTTTTGACTTAGCCAGTGACTTTATTTCTTTTTTGGACAGTGTGGCTTCTCTTTCCATTTTTTCTAATATCACACTAATTTTGTCGATAATTCTTTCCTGATTTATCCCAAGGACTGTCAGGTTTTTATGTTTGCTGACGAGCCACGATATCCATTTCCACTCTTCCTCGTCAAAGGGGTTACTTATACTTTTGTTCACCTGTTTTGCCACCAAACCCAGGCCATAACAAGGCACCCGTAACCGTAAAGGCCGGCCTCAATTATATGCAGTAGTGTTTGCTTGGGTTCCATTTATTGGTTGGCCTCGATCATTTTGTCAAAACACCTCTTACTTTAGCTGCAATAAGTTTTCTTGTATCCATTACTCGGTTTTCTAATGAATTGGTATTATTGTGATCATCAGTCCAAAATTCAATATCATTCAAAATAACAAATAGCTGTGCACCTGTTAATTCAAGCATATACTTCTTGTCAGTTATATCCTCTCGGTTCATGTTATATTATACTTCCACTTGATGACGTCCCCTTCAAAGGGAAGCCCGTAATTGTATTCAAACCATTGCATCATGTCCCGGACGCTCACAAAACCGTCAGCCTCAGCCATTTCAAAAAGGTCCGGAGGGAATGGTTCTTTTACCTGGTATTCCGTGCCCTTAAATGTTATTAATTTGTGATCAATGACTATTGGGAAAACTTCAGATACTGTCCCTTCGCCAAGTTTTTCACAGGACTTTGTACGCATTCCGGTATACAAATACAGCTTGTCGCCGACATTCAGGGGGATCTTTCTTCGCTTGCGTATGGTCTGCTGCTTCTGGCCATGGGCTACAAGTTCTGAGAATTGCTTTTTAAAGTTGAGTGCGGGCATATCAATAAATGCTACTGGATAGAAATATTGTCCAGAATATAAATTCCTTCATATCTTAAACTTCCCATATGATACCCGGTCAAGTATCTTATTTTTTATTAAACGGAGGCTGTCCGGGGAAATGTCACCGCCAAGTCTGAGGTAAATCCACAGGTAATGGTTAGCAAATTTCAGTTCGTACTTGTCGTAGTCTGGCCAGTCTCTTTTGGTGAACTTTATTGAATGTTCTGACAGTCTGGTTTCAAGGTAAATTACCAGGCAGAGGGTGAGGGTGAAAATAATAAGTGTCATTTTTCAGGCCTCACTGTTTCGTGTATTATATCAAAAAGATCAGCAATACTATCAATATTCTGATCGGATCCACCAAAATGTATTTCTCCTCCACTATCAATACCGGTAATCATCCACTGGATTCCTTTATCTCCTATCTGAATAACAGATGCTCCCATCAGCCGGATCAGTGGATAACCCCAGCATGTGGGTTCCGACTCGGGTTTAATGCGGTAGTCAAGAGAATCAAAATCAAAAGGAGTTGACTCATTTATAATCTGAATATCCCAAGAGTCATTCAGATGTTTTTTGAATTTTGCCTCAATTTCCTTCCCGTCAATGGATGCCTGTATCATGTCGCGCTGTTCTTCCAGTGTCATATGCTTAAATTCCTGTATGCCTCAGCAGTCTCATAACGAATGACTACTTCGTATTCCCGGGTGCCGCCCCATAAAGGACCGTTAAGATCCTTGAACTGTGGCTTGCCTTGTAATTCCTCACGGTAACCACCATTTTTACCCGGCACGTGGCCGAGGGGTTTCTGGCCTTTAAAAGGGTGTCCGAGTTCAGCCATTTTTTCCTTGAATGTATCCAGGTCAGTTTCTGAAATTGTTTTGCCTATTGCTACGTATTCGTATATCATAATTTAAACTCCAGTTTTTATTTTTAACAGTTTCCGTCATTTCCAGAACTGTATACCCAATCCCTGAATATTCCCGGATACACTGCCCAGAATTCCCATTCCTTGGCATCCATACAGCAGTCACTCCAGACAGACTGAACAGGCCCATAAGCTACGTTAATAAAATCGTATGCGTCGTGAATTTCTGGATCGCCGTATAAATTAAACATATAACATATTGAAAATTTAATAGTATAAAACAATTTCCAGTGACGTCCATAAATATCCTGATAACGCTGTTGACCAATTGCCATAAATATGGGGTTATCGGCTTTCCAGTTTTTAATTAGATCAAACAACGGTTTTAACAATTATTGTCCCGGTGTTCCCATTGTTTGCTTTTGTTTTTAATATCGAAACACCTTCTTTGAAGGCAAGCCTGATTGACTTGTGAAATTTTGTAAAACCGTCAGTAAATAGCATTTTGTCGCTGTCTCTTCTTATAATTAACTGGTATTTTATATTCATTTAATCTACCTCTAAATTCAATATGACCATAGAATAAACTACCATTTGTTTTTGTAAAGCGTTTTATACTATTATTTCACCTGTTGTAAAATAAATTTGAATGCCAGAAGCATATAATTGAAACTGTGGAAATAGTGATCCGGTTTCCCGCCTTCGTCCCAGACATAAGTGTTTCGTTTTTCGTCCTTTATTCTGACAGGGGCGGTCATCATTTCATAAAAGCCTTCAATTTTGTCTGCATTTTCCGGGAGGATCATATTCTCAGACTGGATGAATGCTTTCAAATAGTCAAGGGTGCCTGTCCGGTCCACGTTCAGCTTTCTGCGTCGCTTATCAAATACGTCATTGCTACCAGGTGCACCGTAGAAGCAGCGCATAAAAAGTATTGACCGGTCCCCTATGCTGCCTATCTGACAAAGTTCCTTAGCCAACCTGGTTTCTGGCAATGCGTCAATGACTCCGACGTTTACCCGGTACCGTCTGGCAAGTGAGATCAGATCGTCGATGCTTTGGTGCCTTCCAATGTGAACTATTTTTACTTTGAAGTCCGGGGTTATTTGCCCGATCCCCACGTCCAGGTGGTTGCCGACGTCGATCCCCATTACACTGGCACCCTCAGTCAGTTCATTGGGCATAAGGTATCCGGCTAGTTTTATATTGTCCAGATCCGAAATGTTTACCTTAGCCCCTTTATGGGTGAAGGAAAGGCCGAGCTCTGAATTGTAAACCCGCTGCATGATCACCGGATCCTTTGTGCCGGCTACAAGGTCTTTATAAATGTTCAGCAGTTTTGTGTACGAGGAAAACAGTTTTGATATCTGGTATCCACGGTACTGGCGGAATTCGTCTTTTATGGTCTTGACCCATTGCACAAAACGGGTGTCCTTTTCGTACCGGTCCAGGGCTTTCTCACATTTGTGGCAAATTATCCGGGGTTCGTCTTCGGCCTCCCATTCAGGGTCACGTATTTCGTAATGGTTGTCGTCAACTTCCCGGACTACGTGTTGAAAAAAGTCAGGGTTTACCCAGGTATTACAGGACCGGCATTTCTGGTGCCACAGGTGTTTGTCAGACTCTTCCCATGGGGCGTCAATTCCGAATCCTTTAAGGCTTGGGTTTGATACCCATATCGTGGTTGGGTCTTTACTTTGGCCCTGGCGTTCCTTTGCCATTTTAATATTTTCCTGGTGGCATTTATCAAGTTCATCGATAATAACGTCATCAGCTGGATATTCCAGGAATGCTACTTCTGTATTGGAACCGACAAATTTAATTGTCCCCTTCCCGATATGCTTTAATTTGGCAGACTCTGACTTACCTGCAGCTTCTTGTACCTTGGACTGATAATATGGAGTCCATGCAATTTCAAGGTCAAACCGGTTATGTACCACGGTGAGCATTAAATCGTATGTAGGAAGCACGTAGAACTGCCCACGGCCTTTTATTGCCTTACCCATGGCTCTGGCATGCAGGTACTCGCTGATGCCGCACTGTGTGCTTTTAGGGATAATTATGAATGGATGTTCGTCGCAGTAGATTTGTCTCAGATATGGGTTGTCTGTGAAGTTAAGACGAATACCTTTGTGGGTCCGGTGATGGGTTATAGCTAGCCAGAATATGGGTGACGAATTTTCAAGGGTCTGGATTAATCGCTCGCCTGAGTTCTTCAATTTCTGCTCTGAGACCTGGGTCGTCATAGTCAATTTTTACCTCGGTACTGATATTTCCAGAAAGGGCAACCTGATGCTTTGTTTTCCATTCCCCTGATCTTTTGTTGGTCAGAAGGAATTCACAGGCCCTTTGGTTTCCCTTTTTTATGTTTTGAATAATCGTGGCTTCTGCGAAATCATACAGGGATTCCATTGCATCAGAATACGCCTGTTTAAATTCGGGAAAATTATCGGACCATTCATAAAATGTTGACCTGACTATTCCAAGCCCCTCACATATATTTGATTTATTCCCGGCTTTTTTGACAGTAAGTTCCGCAAGTTTTTTAAGCATATCCTCTGGCATTGTGCCGTCGCTGTTTAGTTTCATGGGTTTTGGGCTATTTTGTCCGATTTGTATGATTTATTTATTTTGTCTCATTTCCTATACACTCAATCATAACCCTTTTTTTATTTTCTCAGCCAGTTCTTTTGCAATTATGCTTTCTAATTCTAGCATGGTGTCTGTTAATTCTGGAGGGAAAGCGCTATGTTTTAGTGAGATGAATATTTTGGTGAGAATAGACAGTAAGTATTTGTTATCTTTTTTTGTAGTATTGTGATAGTCAGCAAGTCGTTCTACCCTTTTTTCGAGTGTTTCTATGTACTCGTTCCGGGTTGGTGGTTTCAAAGGGGATGGAGTTTCTAACATGTTTACATTTTGTGATTCCCTCATGGCACTGACTATTATTTCTCCAAGTTCTTCTGGTGTTATTTGCATGGTTTAAGTTATCCTTCTTCTAAACTATCCTCAAGTTCCCTGGCATCGGAAACACACGGCCAACAGTATGGGCCTTTATCGTCTTCTGTAAGTTTAGTACCGCAGTCAATGCAATTATCATCCATGGTTTACCTTATCTGGTACCAGTTCCGGGTTTTCAAATATGTTCCCCACTAATTCGCTTTCATGTAGAACTTCAGATAAGTTGAAATCAAATTCGCCAAGAATACCTTTCACTAACCAGGAATTTCTAAATATTACTTCCCTATTTAATATCTGTTCCGGGTTAAATTTTACAAGTAGAATGTCACCCTCAAATATTTCCTTACCTTTTTTATCTTTGAGTCCGGTATACTGACAAATTATATACTCTTCTTGTTTTGCCTGGTGTATATCACCAGTACCCATACCGGGCAAAAATATTCCGTTTTTCCCTGATGAATCACCGTCACTCCATAAAAAGAAATCCCGTATCCATTTTTTTGACTCTTTGTGCCATAGTTTAAACTTAAATTCCCTTTCCATTTTTCACCTCGTTTTTCTACTGCAATATCCTCTATCAGGCACTGGACATAATGAATATGATCAAGAGATCCCAAATTTTCCATCGTGTTTCCGATATCCATCCTGGTAATGCATTTGCTTCTGATAAAAACCCCGTCTATGAATTCAGCTTCGCACAGTTCATATAGTTCAGGGGATACCAGTTTTACAAATATACGGTAGGTTGTGCGCTGTTCTTTCACTTGGAAACCGGCCATTTAATGGGTTTGCCGTTTTTAATTACTTCCTCGGTTCCGGTGAAATTAACCCACCTCTGGACTATAACGTCAATGTAATGGGGATCTATTTCTATACCGTAGCAGGTGCGGTCTGTTTGTTCAGATGATATGACCGTAGTGCCACTGCCTAAAAATATATCTAAAATTGTTTTGTAAGGTTTAATTGCTTCGGCTATAAATGATACCGGTTTAGGGCATGTATGTAAATCTCTTAAACCATCCAACCTGTCAGAATTTGCATCAAAATAATCTAAAGAGTATCTAAATTTTTTAGGGACATTGCCCCATAAAAATATCGGTTCTATTTTTCTAAAATGGCTAAATTTTCCGCCTGTTTGCTTGTTTCTGGATATCCAGTAAAAAATATCTTCAGGCTCATGCTTTAACCAGTAAATATTATTCTTCCAACCGGCCGTTAAAAATATGAATTTGGAGTGTTTTTTAATTATTGGAAACCACTTATCACAAAAATCAAAATATTCTTTGCCTTTGATATCATTGTAATCATTATATTCATATCCGATACCATACGGAGGGTCTGTAAAAACCATGTCCGTTTTATCACCGTTCAGCAAACGATTAACCACTGCTTCATCAGTAGAATCACCACATATTATTTTATGCCTGCCCAATCCGTAAATGTCTCCCAGTTTGCTTTTTGGGTTCTTCGGTAACGGTGGCGGTTCGTCCCAGACCACGAAACTGGAGGACAGTCCATTTTTTATAAGAGACTTTTTGAGCTTTTCTATTATTTCGGGCTTGGTTGTTTTGAAGTTTTCAGGCTGAAGGCTTTTGAGTTTCTTCCAGTCTATCAGCTTTGTTTTAATTATTTTATTTTTAACTTCCATTTCACCCGTTTTACACGATGGACTTTATTTCTTAAAAAAGTTGGCCAGTGCTTGTTTATCCAGTTTAAAAAGTTTCTCATCCTGATAATAAAGAACCGTCGGATCCTTCTGGTCTTTCAGGTAAACCTTGAGGACAAACCGTTTGCCGTCTTTGGTTTCCTCTGCCCGTTTAATCTGGTCAGGGTTCACATTTACCCGGCCGAGGTATAACGATATTTTTTTCGGCCTTGGTGCCGGTTTTTTGTTTTGGTTTTGTTTTTTCTTTAGCCACTATAATTGCCCACTGGTTTGTAATAGTTTGCCGACTGATATCAGATAAACAGGTGGCCGGAGTTGGTCGCCAAGGTACTGCTCAACGTTGTTATTAATCTGCACGTTCCCAAATTGAGCCTCGATTGACATTCCGTAGTCCTTATTACTGAGGCATATGGTATCGTATTTTTTAAATTGGCCGTCTTTGTTCTGTAGCAGTTCCACTATTTTTGGGTTTGCTTCGAGCATTAAATGGGTCAAATTGCCCGTGCGGATTGAGGTTATTGTTTTGCGGCTTACTTGAAGTTCTAATTTTGTTTGCATGATCGTTTAGGTTTACCTGTAGTTTTTTATTTAAGTTATTAATCTGGTCCTGCTGATTGGCGATCACCTGGTCCTTGGCGGCAATCTGATCCTTTAAGTTTTGAATAATTTCTTCCATTACTTCCCGAATTTCTTAGCCAGTACATTACCCATATTGGCAATGAGCATCAGCCCGAATATCAGCATTAATCCGGGCATTGAAAAATTCCAGTTGCCCAGCTTAATTGGCATTATTTCCTTCGGGCACTTGATCGGTATCACTGAAAACAGTGGCAGAATCATGAGGAATATGAACGAAGCAAATGCCATTACTACCAGGTAAAATCCATATCGCCTGAGTTCACTTTGTAATTTTAACTGGCTTCTTTCCTTTGCGCTTAGGGTGTTGGTCATCGGTTTTTTCCTTATCGGGATCGTACTTTTCTACTCTGGTTCCCTGATATTTTCTATACCCGTTTTTATCCTTAATCGTCAATTTATTCGTCCATGGGGTTCTTCGGCCGGATCAGTCTGATACGAATTATAACAACAGTCAAAAATATGACAAGGATAAAACCTGTCAGGGCCATCCATTTCATACAGAATATAACCTGGCCTTCATTTTGGCTTTGTATTCCTCCGGGGTATCCAGGTAAAGGTTTAGGAATTCCCAGGCAAACATGCGGATCTGATCACAAAATTTAGACTCTTCCATGGTACTCAGTGACTTTGTGCTGACCGGTTCCTCTTGCCCATACCAATCTTCATGGGGCAGGTATCGCCATTTAAGGTTATACTTTACCCGGGCGGGATCGTCTCCGGTATGACTTGAAATAGATCCGAAAAGGGCATGCATATATCCAACTTGCTTTTTGGTAGCCGGCCGTTTTTTTTGCTGAAAGACAGCCTCGAGTCTGGTATTATCTTTGAACTGTTGAGCCCATTCAAGGACTTTCTGCATATTGAATTCAATGGAACCGTTTTTTTTGGTGGTGAATAATACAAGCTGTTTCACAAAATATTTACTGTGATTCCACTATAGTTGGTAATTACGATTGGTACAGACCTATAAATTTTAGGAATTATTCTGCGTTTCGCTTCCACTGATGCATCTGCACATAGAATTGCAAAAGCATCAGGACTCATTAATATTACGCGGGGTTTGCCATTATATGAATTGAATTCATTTTCAATAAGTGTTTCAATTTCTTTCATGTTTGTCCTCCCAAAGACGGTTATATTCTTTTATTTTATCATCATCAATTATTTCAATATCCAGAATAAAATCTTTCCCATTTTCTGAAAAACATC